GGCAGATTTCTGTCCCTACATCCTGATCGGCCTCGGTCGAGGAAGAACACGACCGCGCTGGGCAGAGGTCATCGTCATCAGCAGGTTCGGCGGCGACTGGTCGCGATTGTCGATGGGGGACTGGTGAGGTGCTGTCGGGGTGAGGATTGCGAGTGGGCCGAGGAGGTCGACGGCGTTCTCGTCGGCGGGTTGATCGCTCCGGGCTCCAGCTGGGATCTGGATCACACGGATGACCGGTCGGGCTACCTGGGCGCGGCGCACTCGAGGTGCAACCGTCGGGCCGGCGCGTTGAAGCGGAACCGGCGGACCCGGAGGTCGAGGGTTTGGTGATCTGGGTCGGCTCATGTGTCGCCGCCGTGCTGATCATCGGCTTCGTCTTCTGGCGCGGGTGGGATCGTGTCTAGGGCTGGAATGGATCAGCGTTCTGGCATTCTCGATGTCGATGACATCTGGCCTGACTCGGATCGACGCGGCGGTGCGCTCGAGCGGGTCGGCCGGTCCGTGCTGTTCGACGTGCAGACTCCGAACCTCAGGCGCTGGAGGCGTCGAGCGTTCGACGTGACGCGCTACCGGATCACCGATCAGGAGCGCCGCGTCGTCTCGGGCCTCGCCGGCGGCTTGACTCGCCAGGAGACTGCCGAGGTTCTGGGCGTGACGCTCGAGTCGGTCAAGCATTCGGTCAAGTTCGCGAAGCGGAAGTTGCAGGCGAAGACGCTGCCTCAGCTTGTCGCGAACGCGATTCGTCAAGGACTGATCCCGTGACCGACCTGGTCAGGCCGCGGATCTGCCATGTGCCGGACGCCGCCGACTGGTCGCTGGGTGATCGCGCCGTCGAGTGGTCGAGGGATCACAAGCTGCGGCTCGACCCGGAGCAGGAGTTCATGCTCAGGTCGATGCTCGGGCTGGATAGCGATGGCCGCTACCAGAGCTTCGAGTTCGGCCTGTCCGCGCCGCGCCAGAACGGCAAGGGCGAGGTGCTGCTGGCGCGGGAGTTGTTCGGCCTGTACGAGCTCGGGGAGCGGCTGATCATCCATTCGGCCCATGAGTTCAAGACCTCTGCTCGCCATTTCAAGCGCCTCGAGATAGCGATCCGGGCGAACCCGGACTTGCTGGCGGCGGTCGAGCGGTCGGACATCGGCCAGATGCGGATGGTCGGGTTCCGCTACTCGCACGGCGACGAGTCGATCAAGTTGCAGGACGGGTCGATGATCGAGTTCCGCACCCGGACGAAGTCGGGCTTGAAGGGCGTCGACGATGTGGCGCTGCTGGTGCTGGACGAGTCCCAGATCCTGTCCGAGTGGGCGCATGGGACGATGGTCCCGACCCTTCGCGCCTCGACGGCGCAGCGCGGTCCGCAGCTGGTCTATGCGGGGAACGCTCCCGACCAGGACAAGGACGACCACGCGATTGTCTGGACGCGGCTGCGCGAGAGGGCACTCGCCGGCGATGAGGACTCGCTCGTCTACCACGAATATTCGCTCGACTACGAGTCGCCCGAGGAGGTGCCGGAAGGCGTGGCATCCGACCCGGTCGAATGGGCGAAGGTGAACTGGGCGATGGCGCATGGCCGCGTCACGGTGAAGCACATGCAGAAGGAGTTCCGCCTCTTCCAGGGCGGACGCCAGTTCATGACTGAGCTCCTGAACGTGGGCGACTACCCGGACACCGACCTGATCGGCAACTCGGAGATCTCGCTCGAGGCGTGGGCGGACTGCGAGGACGAGGGCTCGGTGCTGGAGGATCCGGTCTGCCTCGCCTTCGACATCTCGCCGGGGCGGCGCACCACGATCTCGGCCTCGGGCCTGAACCGCAGGCGCAAGCTGCACGTCGAGGTGGTCAACAGCCGCGCCGGCACGGCCTGGGTGCCCGAGAGGATGCTCGAGTTGTGCGAGAGCCACGAAGTGGTGCAGATCATCTGCGACGGGTTCGGTCCCGCGAACGCCATTGCCGCCAAGGTCGAGGAGCAGACGGGCCTGAAGGTCCGGCGCATGAAGACCGGCGAGTACGCGGACGCCTGCGGCCAGTTCGCGAACGCCATCGATGAACACGACATGGTCCACCTCGGCCAGGAGGAGTTGAACACCTCGGTGCGTGGAGCTCGTACCCGGCCGCTCGTCGACCGCTGGGCGTGGTCGAGGTCGAAGTCGAAGACGGATCCCGGCCCGGTGATCGCCTGCTCGATTGCCCTATGGTCAGCGGTCGACCGTGACATCGCGAATCGAGAGGAAATGGTGATCTTCTGATGCCAGCCAAGTACTACGCGACGATCCCGGTCGTCGGGAAGTGGGTGCGTGTCCCGCGCTGGTTCTGGCGTCGTCGCAATCCACGGTCGGTTCTCTGATGGTAAGGGGACTGCTCCTGGTTTCGTTCGGCGCGGGACTGGTCGGCGTCGTGGACGCCATCTGGGGCGGCGTCTGGAAGACGGAAGGCTGGGTCGTCGTCTGCCTCAGCTTCCTCGTCGCGGCCCAGGTCGCTGAGAGGATGCGTCGATGAGTCTGCTCGAGCGCATATCTCCTGTCTCTGCCGCTCTGGCTCGGGCTGGTCGTGGTGCCGCCGGCCAGATCCTCGCCCGTGACGTGCAGCCGCTCGAAGGGACACGCATGTCCCTCTGGAACACGATCATCCCGGCGTGGTGGACCGAGAACGGGCTCAACGCCGCAGGCCAGATGTTCTGGCCGGGGAACGGTCTGCTCGCAGACCGGACCTGGATCACGAACCGCTGCCTCCAGATGAACTCGCAGCAGATCGCGTCGATGCCGTTGCGCTTCAACCCTGGCAACGCGACCACGGTGACTGAGCCGGCCTGGATGTCGAACCCCGACCCGCTGTACTACCCGAACGGGATCGGCTCGATGATCAAGGCGCTGATGCGCGACTACTACGGCTGGGGCTGGTGCCTGCTCTACGTCACCTCGCGCTACTCGGACGGCTACCCGCGGACCTTCACGCGGATCCCGGCCGCTCGCTGCGAGCCGATGTGGGACGAGAACGGCTACCGCCAGTACCCGGTCGGCGGTCAGTGGCTCAACCCTGAGGATGTCATCCAGATCGACCGCGACTGCGGCGACGGCTGGCTGGCGCACGGGACGAGCGCGATCCGGTCCTACGCCCAGCTGGCCTGGGGCTTGCTCGCGGCAGGCAATCAGGCGATGGAGGTCAACCAGGGCGGCATCCCCAAGGTGTCGCTGAAGGTCACCGACGAGAACCGGAAGCTGACCGACAAGCAGGCCGGCAACCTGCAGGATCAATGGCAGGAGAAGACGCAGAATCGGAACGGTGCGCCGCCCGTCCTGCCGTACGGCCTCGACTTCGAGACGCTGTCGTGGAGCCCGAAGGACATGGCGCTCCTCGAGACGCAAGAATTCAACGCGCTCGCCCTCGCAGCTGCGTTCGGCATTCCTGCCGTCCTGCTCAACATGGCGATCCGCTGGGGGATGACGTATCAGAACCCAGGGATGCTGGGCGAGATGTGGTGGCGCTTCGAGCTTCGCCCGTCGGCTAAGGAGTTGGCCGACGCGCTCACCGCTCAGGCCCTGCCGGCAGGACAGTGGTGCTGGTTCGATGCGACCGACACCTTCCTGCAGATCGAACCGCAGAACACCGCCCAGGAGGCTTCTCCTGTGGCGACCGAGGAGGACGACCCCCAGGCAGCGGCGGTCGAGCAGGACGCATCGACGGCAGCGCCGTCGCAGGCAGAAGCTCCAGCGGTGGCATCCGCCTCGCCGGCGCAACAAAGTCAGGCACCACGTCTGACCGTCCTAGGAGGCAATAGATGAGCGACGAAGTGCAGGAGGAAACCTCCGTGGAGAACGGTGGACGCGAGGTTCTCGTCCGCACGTTCGCCGTGGAGTCCCAGTCCCTGGATGGCCGGACTCTCTCGGTCCGGGTCGTCCCGTTCAACGAGGTCGCGACGGTCGCTGATCCTCCCGACTTCCGCCCGTACAGGGAGCAGTTCGTGCGCGGAGCGTTCAAGGCCCAGGAGAACGCCGCCCACCGGATCCGGCTTCGTGCGATCCACGACGAAGAGGTTCTCGCGACGGGCAAGCGGGGTTCCCCGATGGCGAGTGTCGTCGGCAAGGGCGTCAGCCTGCGCGAGGAGGACGGCGGGTACGAGGCCGACTTCCGCTTCCTGAACACGCCCGAGGCGGACACCGCGTTGGAGCTCACCCGTGAGGGCGGCTACGACGGCGTGTCCGCGGAGTTCATCCCGATCCGCACCGTCCGCACCAAGGACGGGATCATGTCGCGGGTCAAGGCCCACCTCGACTCGGTTGCGCTCGCCCTCGGGCCGGCGTACACGGGCGCGGAGATCCTCGCTCTTCGCGAAGGCCACCAGATCGTGGAGGACGAGGAGATGATGCTTCCGCCGGTCAATCAGGCGTTGCTCGAGCGGTGCGTCAAGCTCGGCATCGACCTCCCTGAAGGGATGGCGAAGCTGCTCACCCGCGCCTACACGGAGGCAACGTGGGACGGATCCGCGTCCCGGTTCGATACCGCGGAGGCGTACTGCTCGGCCTCGGCCATCGACAGCAACCCGTCCGGTGAGCCGAAGCAGAAGAACCTCTGCCATCTCCCGTACAAGGAGCCGTCCGGCGAGATCAACGTCAACGGAGTCCGTGCAGCCCTGTCGGAGATCGGCAAGGGAAACCCGCAGGACGCGACCCCGGCAGAGCGCGATGGCGCGAAGTCGAAGCTCGAGAAGATCCTCGCGTCCTTCACATCCAGCAGCACCGGTCAGTAAGATCTTGAACTGCCTACCGCAGATGGCGCACCTCGAGCCAACGGGCACCCCGACTCAGCTAGTCGGCACCCCCGATTTCGACACCCGCCGCGGAATCAAAACGTCAATCTCGGAGGTGTAGGGAATGTCTGCAACGACCACCCAGGCAGAGATCCGCCTGGAGACGCTCCTCGACGAGCGCATGGTCATCACGGAGAAGGTCGAGGCACTCAACGGCCGCATCAACTCGCGTGAGGACAAGGCTCTGTCGGAGACGGAGCAGGAGCATCAGAAGATGTACCGCGAGCGCGTCGAGGTCATCGACGCTGAGACGGAGACGCTCTCGGCGGACATCATCCAGACCCGTCAGGCCATCGAGACGGCGGCGGACCTTCGCCGCAAGATGGCCGGCTCGGATGGAACCATCGAAGAGGGCGAGGACGGCCAGATCGTGTACCGCGACTTCGCCGCCTACGCTCGCGACGTGATCCTCACGCGCGGGACGCCCGAGTGCAGCAAGATCGCGAACCAGGCGGGTGGCGAGGAGGTCACCCTCAAGGCTCGCGAGCGGCTCCAGCTGCTCAAGGCGAGGACGCCGGCGAACACGCTCTCGAGCAACGTCGCCGGCCTCAACCCCCCGGAGCACATCGCGCAGATCTTCCAGATCATCGACAAGAGCCGTCCGCTGGTCGCGGCGTCTCCGTCGACCGGTCTGGTGCGCGGCACCATCACCTACCCGCAGGTCACCCAGCGGCCCGTCGTCGCCAAGCAGACGACTGAGAAGACCGAGGCCGGCAACACTGGGATGATCGTCGCGATGGAGACGGCAGCTGCCGTCACCTATCTCGGCGGCGGCGACCTGTCGTGGCAGGCGCTGAACTGGTCGACGCCGGACGCGCTCCAGCTCTGGTTCGACCTCGTCGCAGCGGACTACGCGCTGAAGACCGAGACGGCTGCTGCCGACGCGGTCATCGACGACGGCTTCACGAACGTCATCTCGGACGTGTTCACCATGGGCTCCTCGGACTTCACCGCCTTCCTGAAGGCAGTGGGCGAGGGCTACGCCAAGGTGTACGCCGAGTCGCACCGGATCGCGGACACGATCCTGCTCGCCCCGGACGTGTACGGGTACCTGATCGGCCTCACGTCGACCCCGCAGCCGATCTTCATCAGCGTCAACGGCCAGAACATCGGTCCGCTGAACGTGATCGTGTCGAGGGGACTCGACTCGGGCACGGCGCTCGTCTGCGACCTGGAAGGCTTCCTGACCGCTGAGACGCCCGGTGCGCCGGTCGAGCTCCGCGTCGTGGAGCCTGCCATCGGTGGCCTCGAGGTCGGTCTGATCGGAGCGTTCAAGCCGGTCGTGGTCGACCCTGGCTCGTTCGCGCTCATC